GATGCAGATAAGTACATGATGCAAATTTTTCCTACTTCTGCTCTATCAACTACTCCTTCTGCAAGATTAGCAGACGTACAAGATTTAATTGCAGCAGGTTTTATAGGAAAAGAAGACGCTCTTAAGCTATTAGATTTTCCAGACTTAGAAGCATCTATGAATATGTTGAATGCAGATGCTACTAACTTAGATAAAATATTAGAAACAATGATAGATAAAGGTGAGTATTTTCCACCTGAACCATATCAGAATCTTGAAAACTGTCTAAGAAAAACACAACAAGCTTATTTAATGTACAAAGTTCAAGGTGCTCCAGACGATAGATTAGAACTTCTAAGACAATACATGGAAGACTGTCAAAACTTATTAGAAAGAGCACAAGAAGAAGTACCAAATCCACAACAATTGACACAAGAGCTAGCTGAAGCTGGAGCACAAACTGCTGCTGCTGAAGTAGCTGAAGACATACCAGAAGACCAAAACGTATTAACAAGTGGAGCCATAGATTTAAGTGAGTTAGAAGCTCCAGAAGAAGAAATACAAGTAGATGAAGAAGTACAAGAAGAAGTTATAGAGTAATTATAATAGGAATACAATTAATAGATCACATTGATCGGGCGTAGCCCATTAAGCTAAAGGAGTAAAAATGGAGTCTAGTAGTCATGAACATCTTAATGATGTTGTAGAAAATCAAAATTCTGAAGTAGATGCTGCTGAAGAAGTAGAGCAATCATTAGAACAAGCAAGTAACCCAGATCGGGATGATTTTTCACGCAAGTTTGCTGCTTTGAGCAGAAGAGAAAAAGAAATCAGAGCAAAAGAAGTAGAGTACGATCAAAGGATTGCTGAGTTAGAGGCAAGATTTCAACCAAAAAAAGAGGTTGAAAAAGAGCCAGAGCTTCCTTTTGAGTACAGGCTAAAACAAAATCCCCTAAAAGCATTAGAGGATATGGGTCTTAGCTATGACAAATTGACTGAATTAGCACTAAATGATGGGAAACTTACCCCTGATATGCAAATGAGGTTAATGCGTGAAGAATTAGAAAATGACTATAAGTCTAAATACAAAGAGTTAGAAGACAGAATTATAGAGAAAGAGAAAAACGATGAGCAAAGACGGTATGATGAGATTGAGACAGGTTTCAAAAATGAAATCGAAGCTTTTGTTAGTTCCAAACCTGAACAGTTTGAATTGATACAAGCAAACGAAGCAAAAGATGTAGTTTACGAAGTGATTGAAGAACATTACAATGAAACAGGCAAAATCTTAGATATTGAAGAAGCTGCCAACGCAGTAGAAAGTTATTTAGAAGAAGAAGCTGAAAAGCTCCTAAAACTAGGTAAACTTCGTTCCAAGTTTAATACTGGAGACATCGAGCAAGAACCACAAAGACAGTCGCAAGTAACATTGTCAAACGCCCACTCTGCTCAGGCGAATGAAAGAGTAGCAAGAAAGTTATCTGATGAAGAATCAAAAAGAGAAATGGCACGTATGTTACAATGGGATGAATAATTTACTAAACTTAAAGGAGTTTAAAAATGGCACTTAATATGACAACTTTTGCTGCGGCTCTTAAGCAGCATTATACAGACGAAAAAATCGAAAACATGGTATACAAGGATAATCCATTCTTAGCCATGATTGCAAAGTATGAAGACTTTGGTGGTGAAAACCTCAAGCTTCCTGTAAAGTACGGACTTCCAATGGGTCGGTCTGCTACTTTTGCTGATGCAGTTTCTAACAAATCTGCTTCTCAGTTAAAAGCATTTTTACTAACTAGAAAAGCTGACTATGCTATCGCTTCTATCGCTAACGAAACTATCGAAGCTTCAAAAGGTAATGCTAATGCATTTATCGAAGCTGCTACTTTCGAAATTGATGGAGCTATCGAAGCTGCTACTAGATCACTTGCTATCTCTCTTTATGGAGACGGTTCAGGTCAGATCGGTGTTGTTGGTTCACTAGCTACTACTACTGCTTCTAACGATACTGTTACTCTAGCTACTATCCAAGACATTACTAACTTTGAAGTTGGTATGCAGTTAAACTTTGGTACAGCTACTACTAACAAAGAAATTTCTACTATCAACAGAGACACAGGGGTTATCCTTCTTACTGCTGCTTCAGGTGCTACTACTACTGAAGCTATCTATGTTGATGGTGATAAAGACAACAAACTTACTGGTCTAGGTGGATGGGTTCCATCATCTGCTCCAGGTTCTACTGACTCTTTCTTTGGTGTTAACAGATCATCAGATGCTACTCGTTTAGGTGGTATCAGATTTGATGGTTCATCACTTCCTATCGAAGAAGCTCTTATCGGTGCTGCTGCTAGAGTTGCTAGAGAAGGTGGAAAGCCTGATGTTTGTTTTATTAACTACAACAACTTTGCAGACCTTGAAAAAGCCTTAGGCTCAAAGGTTTCTTATGTTGACGTTAAAGTTAACCCTGAAATCGGGTTTAGAGGAATACTAGTTCACGGACCAAGAGGACCAATTAAAGTTGTTCCAGATCAAAACTGTCCGAACGGTGTTGCTTATATGCTTCAAATGGATGTTTGGAAACTTTACTCTCTTGGTAAAGCTCCTAAGATTCTTGACTCTGATGGACTTAAGTTCCTAAGAGAGTCTACAGCTGATGCTGTTGAAGCTAGAGTTGGTTACTACGCTCAGTTAGGGTGTCGTGCTCCTGGTTTCAACGTAAGAGTTGCATTATCATAATTTAACTAATTTGGGAAGCCTTTCGGGGCTTCTCTTTTTTTCGCAGCGTGGTTGCATCCACTCTGACTAAAGGAGAAAAAAATGGCAAATAGAAGTTTTCAAAGGCTACAAGCCTTAGATAAAGAAATAAAAATAGTTCATGGACAGTTCGCTGTAGGTGGCTCAGGTGCTCCTACTCTTTCTGCTTCAAAAAGTGTTGGTGTTAAAAGTGTATCTAGAAATAGTGCAGGAGATTATACACTAGTTCTTGGTGTTCCAGGTGGTGACTCTGATTTATATAGTCACTTTTTTGGTATGTACTTTGACATACAAAAATCAACTGCTATAGGTTCAACTGCAGGTGGTGCGTCTTTTCAACTAAAAGCTGCTCCTACTGTTTCTACTGATGGTACAATTAACTTTATTGCTCTCAACTCTTCTGGAGCTGCTGCTGAAATTGGTTCAGGTGAAACAGTTCACTTTATGATTGTTCTTAAAAACTCTGCCCTTCCAGGTGTAGGTGTTAGTTAAGGGGGTCTGTTATGATTATGATGGGTCCTAAAAAAGAAAAAGGCGGTATGGTTTCTATCATCATTGAAAAGATGAAAGACCACTACGGCAACGGAAAGGAATCTAACGAAGAGTTCATGGAGCAGAAGCATGATGAGGAACATAAAGATAGTGAAGTCTACGAAAAATACAAAGAAGAAGTAGACGGAATGTTCAAAGCCATGGAAGACAAAGACAAAGATATGTTCTCAGAATGTCTCAAGATGTTCATTAAAAAATGTGTTAAAGACGATTACTAATGAGGGGGCGCAAGCCCTCCTCTTTTTGGGGGTTTTATGGCGGCTATAACTGAGCCTAAATTATTAGCTAGGGTACGGCAAAGGGCAGACATGGAAGACAATCTCTTTGTGTCTGATGTAGAAGTACAAACCTACATTAATGCAGGAATAGCAGAGCTACATGACCTGTTAGTTCAAACTTACGGACAAGATTATTATGTAAGCAGTAAAACTTTTAACACTGCTGCAAACAAAGATACTTATCCTATAAATGATTCTACTTCAACTGAGAACATAAATATCACAGATTTTTACAAACTTAGAGGAGTAGATGCAAAGATAAATGGTTCAGATTATTTTACTATAAGACCATTTAATTTTAACGAAAGAAACTTATACAACAATTGGGGAACTTGGAGTCTTCTAGGTTTAACAAATGTAAGATATAGAATGGTAGGTGGTAATGTAGTTTTTACTCCTACACCTGATGGCGTTACAGCAGTTAGAATTTGGTACATACCAACTGCTCAACAATTTACTGCTGGAACTCCATCTACATCTACCGACACTTATGATGATATAAATGGCTATGCAGAATATGTAGTAATAGATGCAGCCATAAAGTGTTTACAAAAAGAAGAAAGTGATGTCAGTGTTCTTCTAAAACAAAAAGCTGATATGAAAAGAAGAATAGAAGAAGCTGCTAATAATAGAGATGCAGGACATCCTATATCAGTTAGTGATATTTATGTTGCTAATGATGAATTTATGTATACAAGGACAACTTGATGGCTGGAATAAAATCATTTGTTAAACAAATTGATCCAGGCAATAGAGACGTTACTCAGACTCAAAGTAATGTTAATAGTGCAGTTCAACAAATTGCTAACTCTCCAATTATAAATGGAGTAGTTATAAAGGGCGCAGACTTAGGAACTGGAGATACCATAGTAAATCATAAACTTGGTAGAGAGCCTATAGGTTGGATTGTTATTAGAAAAAATGAAGCAGGAGAAGTTTATGAGTCTACAACTGCTAATCCAAACAGAGATAAATTTTTAATACTCAAGGGTTCAGCAGCAACAACAAACACAGATTTTTGGATATTTTAGGAGAATATAATGGCAAGCTCAGGAACATTTTTAAATTTAACTTTACCTGATGTAGGTACCACACTTGGACCAACTTGGGCTACAACTCTTAACAATGCTTTTATTGATCTAGATGATCACGACCACAGTACTCAAGGTAAGAGTATTCCTTCTGCCGGTCTTAATATTAATGCTAATGTTGAATTTAATGGTTATAGTGCCACTGAACTTAAGTATACTATATTTGAAGACCAAGGTACAGACTCTACTACAGCTAGATCAATTTACAGTAAAGGTAATGACTTACACTGGAGAAACTCCACAGCTTCAGTACAAATAACAAAAGACGGATTAGTAAAAGGAGATGCAAATACTCTAAGTTTTCACACAACTGGAACAAGCTCTACTTATACTATTCCTGCTGCTTCTGGTATTTCTTTTATAAATGCCGCTGGAACAGGTACAACTACAGTCGGTATAACTTTACCAGGAGCTTCTACGGTAGCAGCAGGAAGGTTTTATTCTTTCAAAGATGGTGGTGGTGCAGCAGGTACAAGGGCTGTTACTATTACAGCAGCAGGTACAGACACTATAGACGGTGGTACAGCAGGTGGAAACTTTACTATATCTACAAACTACGGTCATGCCATAGTAGTGTGTGATGGAAGTTCTAAATGGTATAGACTACAAAACTAAGGGTTACTAATGGCTTTACAAAAAGGAAGAGTAGCTATACCTTTGTCAAAAGGAATAAATCAAAAGATTGACCCAAAACAGGAACCTCCTGGGTCTTTGAAAGAATTAGAAAATGTTCAAGTTGATAAGTTTGGTGAAATAGAAAAAAGAGACGGATATGATAAAGTTCAAGAAAATTATGGATATGTACAGAGCACTTCTACTGTTCCCATAAGAAACATTCAAGGTATAACGTCTTTTAAAGATGATCTTTATATTCTTAGTGATAATAAAGCTTTGTCTAACAGGACAGATTTACAAAAAGCAGTATTTGAAGGTAGATATTCTCCAGCTAAAATTGAAACTGACTTCTTAACTCAACAAAACGGTTATGATAGTTTGCACGTAAACTCAGTAGTTAAAGGTAATTTTTTATATAGTGTTTACAGTTTTGTAACAAGTAGCACAACTGCTCCAGCTTATATGGTAGCAAAGAATATAGTAGATGACACCTATCTTGTTAACTCTGTTATTATAACTCCAACTGATTATAGCAGACCTAAAATTATTTCTTTAGGAGATAAAATAATAAAGTTTGCTATAGAAAAAGATAGCACAGACTATTATGTTGTTTACAACATAGCAAGTCCTACTGATTATACTGAGTTAACATCAACATCTTATACTCGGTTAACTCAAACTCATTCAGATCAAATATATGATGTAGAAAGTAACGAAGCAGGAACTGCTGCTGTAGTTGTTCACAAAAAAATTACTACAGGATATGGTCAAGCTATTTCTGTATTTTTAGACACAGACCCTTCCGTTGGCGATGTATTACAAAACCAATCAGGCTTTTCGAGTACAGCAGCTGTAAATGCAGCAGGAGTTACTGCAATTTCAACAGGTCTTAGAACTGATACTGTGCCTCTTTCCTCTCCTGATCAAGGAGGATTTTTAATAACTTTTGGAGACTCAACAACCATAATTGTTGCCAGTCTTGATGAGTTTGGAGTTAATCTTCATCTAAATAATAGTTTTGATTCTGGAACTACGTGGCAAACCGCCATAGCTCCTAGCTCAGTCATAGGTATAGCAAGAGATAACGAGTTTGATGTTCCAGGTTACATTGCCTACGATATTTTTGTTTCTTATGCGTTAACAGGAACAGCAACCGGAACTCAGACTAATAACTTATGGATGGTAGATAACTCAACTGGCACTTATGCTAGTGAGACTATTTTAGCTTCAGACTTTAGTGGAGGTAGTGACTATATAAAAACAGCAGGTTCAGAAAGTACTGGGTTTACTGGTATAACCTACGCTAACTTTCCTTCTTGGAATAAACAAAGAATATCAACAATTAGAATATTTGCTAATAACGTAACTGGAGCTGTAACAGGAATTACTAATAATCAGTACACTAATATAACAGGAAGTTTAGTAGGAAAACCTTTTCTTGTTGACAATGAGCCTGTATTACCTCTAGGTTGGAGTTCAGAAAATCAAGATTCTTATTATTTATTTAGAGCAGGAGACTATGATACTAGTGTAAATCTGCCTACAGGTTTAATAAGTTATGGAACAGCAGACAGTGCTTATCCATATGACTCTACTATAAATGGCTACTCAGGAGTTCCAAGCATAGCTAAATACCAAGATACTTATATTTTACCAACTTTAACTAAAGGTAGGGTTGAATCTAATGACAATTCATTCTACACTCTATCTGTTCCTTCTTTTACAAAAATTACCTTTGATTCTACTGTAGCTAACCAAAGTGTAGAAATGTCAGGTAACTTGTTACTGGCAGGAAGTCAAATATTTGGAAGTGATCAAGTTAGGTTTAATGAGTTTGGATTTGTTCAAGCTCCCTCTAGACTTTACATCCACACCGAAGGAATGTCTACTGGAGGAACTGTTTTTGGAAATAACACTACTCGTCTCTATAGAGCAGTTTATAGATATGAAGACGGTTCAGGAAATATTCACAGATCAGGATTATCCCCTCAATTAACAGTAGGTCTTAACGCTGGTTATGATCACGTTAATATTATGGTTCCAATGTTAAATTTTACTGCTAAATATGAAAATGCTACATTTATAGAACTTTATCGTACTGTAGATGACGGAACTCTTTTTTACAAAGTTACTGACCAAGCTTTGAGTTCTACAGTTAGAGCTTCAACTAATTCTAAAAATTTTAATTACATAAAAATAAAAGATACTATTACCGATACTGACTTACAAGATAATGAATTGTTATATACAACAGGCGGAGTACTAGAGAACACTCCTATTGGCTCTGCTAGCATGGTAGAAAGTTATAAAAATAGAGTATTCTTAGGAGGAGTAGAAGCAAGCCCTCATATGCTGTACTATTCTAAATCTGTTCAAGGAAATGTCTATGACCCAACTCCTGTTGAATTTAATAATACTCTTAGTGTAGAAGTACCTACTCCTGGAGGAAAAGTAGTAGCCCTTAAAAAAATGGATGATAAACTAATTATATTTAAAGAAAGAGCTATTTACATGCTTACTGGAGAAGGTCCAAACAATCTTGGTGAACAAAATGATTTTATTGAGCCTCAACTAATTACATCTGACATAGGATGTAAGTTTGCCAACAGTGTAGCTTTTATGCCTAAAGGACTTATGTTTATGTCTCAAAAAGGTATTTTTCTTCTAAACAGAAGTTTAGGTATAGAATACATAGGCGCTCCTGCTGAAGACTATAGAGACTTAACAATAACTAAAACCACTGTAGTTCCTAAAAAAAGTGAAGTAAGGTTTTTAGCTTCTGATGGACCCACAGCTATTTATAATTACCTTTTAAATATGTGGTACACCTATGGTGATCACAGGGGTAATAGCTCTTGTATGATAGGAGATGATTACTTTTTAGCTACTTACAAGGACAAGGTATATAAACAAGTAAGCACAACAGCTAGTTTTGGTGGTGCCATGGTACCAATTAAATTAGAAACTGGTTGGCTATCATTTGCAGGAATACAAGGATTTCAAAGAGTTTATAGAATGCTCTTACTAGGAGAGTATAAATCTCCACATAAGTTATTAATTAAGATAGCTTACAACTATGATGACGTTTGGCAACAAGAAAAACTTATAGATGTTACAAGTTATACAGAAAGTTATAGATATGGTGGTCCTAAGTACCCTAGTGAAAACCATTATGGAGACCCATCTACCAGTACTGGAGGCAGCATAGCCATACCTTACGGTGGTAAAGATAACACACAGTATCAAATAAGATTAAACTTTGCTAAACAAAAATGTGAGTCTATAAAGAT